CTCTTGCCGATCTTTTCGGCGAGCTTGTAAATGTAGGCATCAACCGAATGATTTGCGCACTCGATAACCTCCGCCTTTTTGCGCTCCCATTCGCGCGATCCTTTTTTGACAAAGACGCTCTCAAGAGTTTTTTTGCCGTTCACATATTTGACAACCTTTTTTTCATAACCGACACCGTCTGGCATATCGTAAACGGCAAGACATCTTGCGACGTATTCGGGGCGAAAGTCTTTGAGGCATTCGCCGAGCGGGCCAGTAAGCAAGCCTTGCTTGACTGCGGCCTTTAGTGCTTTGGCCTCTTTGATTGCGGCGCGAGTTTCGGCCAGTTCTTTTTTGCTGGCTTCAAGATCGACTTGCAGTGCTTTCAGCTTTTCAGCGTATGGCGCGAGCGCGTCAACGCCCGCAGCCTTTTCCCATTTGGCGAGCCAGCGCAACAGGCTTTTCTCGGTGCTGTTAAAATCGGAGTAATAACATTCCATCAAAGCCTCGGAGCTTGTGCCGGCTGGTGCAATGCGATCCTGAACAGCAAAACCAGATTGCGGGTGATTGTAAACTGGCCCGCGTGGCAAATCTAAATAGAAAACGTTTTGCACTCGTTCGCGCACTTCGCTCATTGCGTTTTTGATCTGGCTTTGCTCAGATTGGATTTGTTGTATTTGTTTCATTGTCTTTTGCTGTTTAGGGTTTTGGTTTTAGGATTTTGTGATTTTGAATTTGTTGCCTTGAAGGTGCATTTTCATTTTCGCACCATCCGCGAGGCGAGTAAAAGTTGCTGGCTTCAAAGGCCAATCTTTTGTGATCTTCAGGTTTGCGATTCCCTTTGGAATAAATGTTCCCATGTTGCAAGTTGTTGCTGAGTGAAACATTTGGCACGCTCTGTTACTCCAGAATGCCGCAACGGTTAAATTGATTTTTTGCCGTGCTTGTTCCTCTGTCATTGTCTTGTTTGCTACCTTCATTGTGCTGACACTCTAGCCGCTTGCCTGTCGTTTGTAAAGGGTTTTTTTAAACTTTTTTTTGCCCTGTTTTTGTGGGGTTATCTGGCGAGGGGCGACGCTTGGCCGCCCCTCGCCTTGCTGGGTTTAAGAGGCAACCTTGGGGAGCGGCGGCAACTCTGGGCGGCTCAGGTTGCGGCGTGCGGCCTCGACCTTTTGCGCGGCCTCGGCGGCGGCCTGTTCGGCTTCGCGTTGCGCCTGTTCTAATTGCGCAAGCTCGCGTTGCTGCGCTGCCAGCCTTTGCTTGCGCTTGATCTCAAGCAGTTCTTGCGTGCGCTGCTCTTCGCGTTTCTTTCGATCCTCAATAATTTGAAACGCCTTTGTGCGCAGATCATCTTTGACGTGCTGAGGTAAGGTTGCAAACTCTTCGCCGTTAAGGTTGAGATCGAATTCACCGCTGGCATCTCTGCCGTACCTTTCAAAGGTCAAATCCAACCCGCGCAAATGGTAAGTCGCCTTTCGCACTATGCTGTCATCAGTTGCGTGCAAGCCAAAAACAGCGTCCACCTCCTGCAACTCTGTTCCTTGGAAATGAGAATCAGCAACAGGTACATCACAATAAACCTTTATCTTTTTGGTGTAAGAGGTTTTGAAAACCCAGCGCGTGCCGTTGTGTGAAATGTAGCCGACCAGCTTGCCGAAACTTTCCTCGCCCCCTTTGGCCTCGCCCCAGCCTTCAACGAAAAACCTGCGCGGGCAATTTGCGCGAACGGGAAAGACTTCCGTCTTGTCAAGTGGTGTGCACTTGCTGATGTGCGACTCGATAACGTAGGGCAAAACCTTTTGCGTGTGACCTGTTGCGGGGTCAGTGTAATCAACCGCGCGTTTGTTGAATAGATCAATAACCGCATCCTCGCGCCGCTCAATCTCTCCGTTTTCTTCCCATGACCGCGTACCAAGCTGATACAGCCAGCCAAAGGTGCTAATGTTGATTGTTCCGTTGGAGGTTTTTGCCACGATCTCGCGGCCCTTGATTCCGTACTTGTGCATACTCATTGTCTTTATGTGTGTTTTGGTTTTGGTTTTTGGTTTGGTTTTGTTATCGCTTGCAGCAAGAAACTGCAAAGTCAATCATATCGGGAAAATTTCCAATCGCGTCGCACTCGTTGTTTTCCATATACTCAATGAGGAAAACTCGAAATTGCACGGTTGTTTTTGTGGCGGTCTTTGGTATGTCGCGCTTTGGAAGAAATGAGCAAGCCGCGCTGAATGCGTTTGCCTGAATTGTAAACTTCTGCATTGAGGGGGTCACAGGTAAAATATCCTCATTAAGTTTGATTTGGTTTGTCTTGTTGCGCTCGTTCATTGTGCTGACACTCTAGCAGCTTGCCTGTGATCTGTCCAGCGTTTTTTTTATTTTTTTTCAAATAATTTCTGAGCCTGTTTTTTCAGGGGTATTTGTAGAGAGACACGAGGGCGGTCTTGCCTTTGGTCGTTGTGAAATGCACGCGCTTGCCCGATACGGTTTCGTAATCCACAACGCGCTTTGTTGTAATCTGGCAACGCGCGCCAGCTTCGGCAAGGTCGGTCACGGTGTACGTCTCGCCGTCGATGGTCACGGCGTCGCCAACCTCGCGCATCACGCCGCCGATGTGATTGCGGCGCGGTATGGTTTCCCATATCTGGAACCCGTTGATTTCTTCGCGCAGGATGCGCAACCCGTTCTTGGTGATTTCTTTTTGCATGATGCTAATCCATTGATAAGTTTTTAAACTGCTCTTCGTATTTCTCAAGCTCTGGCTTGTGTTCAGGATTTCGTTTTGCTTCTTGTCTGTACGCTTCAACCGTATCATGTAAGACTTCGGCCATTCTTGTCAGATATAACTCAGGCTTGCCCGAAATTATATTGTCAAGAATCTGAGCCTCGTCAGCGGCGGGGCTGTGTGCATTTGGGCCGCCTTTGATATGACTCCTCAAAAACTTTCTGTGCAGTGTTTCCACTCTCTGCTTGAATTGTCTCAACTCCTCAAGCTCTGAGCCTGTTTGCTTGGTGATTTCTTTTTTCATTGGTCGTTTGTGTTTGGGGTTTAGGTTAGTCGTTCATTTCGGGTTTTTGATCTATCACCTCAAAGCAGCATGGCGGAAACATGGAGCCAGCTTCCGGAGAAACAGCCCATCCGTCTGCGTCGATATGGCTGGCATTGTAGGTTTTGCCAGCGTGCACCATTGCAGAGGCCAATGGGATGGCCCTTGCCATCAGGTTGATGTTGTTTGTGATTTTGATTTTCGGGTTCTGTTGTGCAGCGTATTTTTTTAAGTAGCGAGCGTGCGCGGCGCGCCACTGTTTCTCGCTGTCGTAAATTTTGTTGTATGTGTCATGCCACTCATCGCCAAAGCTGCCATTCACTGCGTCAACCTGAAAAGTGATCGTCTGGCTCTTGCCCGTTGGCCGTTTGCTAAAAACCAAAGTTGCGTTGATTTCCTTGTTGTTGACATTGACAGGCGGCAAATAGGTTTCGCCGCGTGCGTTTGTTGTCTCTTCGGTTATTTCAAAAATATTCATTTTCTTATGCTTTTGGGTTTGGGTTTAGGTTAGAGGCTCAAGACATACTGGGTTTGTCCGTTTGCGAAAGTGTAGGCGAGGTGCAGCTTCTTGCCGTTAGGGCGGCGCAGGATTAAGTCAGCAACAATGCCGACTTGGTTGCGGTGATTTGCTACGTTCACGCGACCCTCGGCGCGGTGTTGTTCGGTGGTTACTACCTCCTCGACGTTGTATGTTGTGCCGTTGAGTTTGATTTGGTTTGTCTTGTTTGCTGCGTTCATTGTGCTTACAGCATACAGCCAAGCCGCTTGCCTGTCAACAGATTATTTTACTTTTTTGAAAAAAGTTTTTGGCCCTGTTTTTTCAGGGTGAAACGGGGGGGGTCAGCTTTTGATTGGCTCAATCTTCCGTAGCACTCCGCGCGGGATTGCGACGAAATCGCCGCAAGCGTCCGGCCCTTTTTGGTCGCCCTCAAAAAGTGAAGTCGAAACAACAATGTGATCGCGCTTTGCTGCGTGCAACAATCCGATCGTCACGCAGCGCGCAACCTTGGCCTCGCTGGCCAGTGCGTTAGTGTGCGCGCAAATATCATCCCAGTGAAAGCGGGCAAGCGTTCCAATGGGCGGCAAGCGTTTCATTTGATCCGGTAATGCGGCACGGGATAAAAGCCGCGCGAGGTTTTGATTTTGAACCGCTGCATTTCAGCCGTGCCAGACTCGACAAGGGCGCGAATCTTTTTTTGCATGTGCGGCATGGACACGCCTTGGCTGTCGGCGATCTCTCTTGCTGTCGCCCATCCTTCAGGGATCACGTCGGCCTTACCAAGCGAACCAAGTGCTTGCGCAAATTTTGATGCGGTCTTTTTGTCCATTGTTAAAACTCTTCAACGCCTGTCGGCAGTAACCAGCGCGGGCCGCACTTGCGCGCGATCCATACGTTTGCGGTTTCACCTTTCCAGACGCCGAACGCAAAAGCGTTTTCCCAACCTGCAGTTGCTAGTCGGTTCTTGGCGTAGTCCATCGCTGAAAAGTTTGCGAGGCATCCCGCAGAATATCCATGCGTGCCGCCTTTGCGTTTGCCTGTCTGGATTTCCACGCGGTGCAAGTGGCCCATGATAACGCTGCCGCCTTCGGCTGCGTAATGCGTGGCGTGTTCCTTTACCGCGTTTTGGTTTGCAGAATATCCATGCGCGAAAGCCAGCTTGCCGTTTGCCTCGTGATGAACACCGTTCTCGGCGTGATACAGGTACAACTTGCAACGCATTCGCTTGCACTGCTTTTCGATTCGTTCGATCACATCGCGCGCAGCGTAACGCATCACACCTTGCGTGTGGCTTGTTGCTATGCGCCAAAGCCGATCCTCGTGATTGCCGACAAGGTAAACGTGCGGCCTGAATTGCTCCAAGAATTTGAAACCCTGAAACAAATCCTCGCTCAGGTCATCGCACGCAACGCCGTCAGAGTCCGGATTTATTCCAGCGCGGAGGCTTGCAAAGTCGAAACAATCGCCAAGGTGAATCCGCGCGTCAGGTTTCCAATGATCGCAAAACTTTAACACCGCGCGCGCAGTGTCTTGGTCGATCAATGCGCCGTGATTATCGCCGACGGCAACAAATTTTTTCCACGCCTTGCCCATCCACCCTTGGGCTGTTTGTCCTAATTAAGAACGGCGCGCCACAGCAAGATCGCGCTTGCGATCAAGCCCGCTAGAAATGAGGCGGGGACAAGTAGGCAAAAGCAATAGGTTAGAAACTTAATCATTTTTTGGTAGGGGGCCAGCAATCCAGCCTTCGGGCAAGGTCACTTTGTTTTTTGATTTAATCCATTCGCCGCCACGGTTGACGTACACCGTGCCGCGCACGTCTGGGCCGAGTCTCACAAGGTCGGCTTGGGTGTCAACGAAAACAACTTTAGTCGTCCCGCAAGCTGTCGCGAACGTGATCATTCCAGCGGCGGCGCATATCTTCAGGAGTGGTGGCATCTGTTGCAGATTTGTCTTGGCGCAATAATTGAGTCAAATGCTTAAGCAATGAATCAAAGAATGCGGCAAGCAATTTCATTCGGCGTCGGCTTTGATTTGCTCGCGCTTGATCGCACTGCGCCCGTAAGTGTAGCCGCAACTTGTCAGGGCAACGCCAACGATTGCGGCGATTTTGTCGGTCATGCTTGCGCCGCCTTCAGGGTCTACCCACCCGCCAACGATTGCGAGGGTCATCACGCACGAAAGTATTGCAAAAATAAATTCGCTTGTGAACGCGCCTTTGCGCGCGGGGTCATTTTTCGGTTGTTCCATTTTCTTGATCTCCTGCGGGGTCATCAGCTTCACCTTTCACTTGCTCAATTATATCTTGGACTTGATCCGCCAGTTGATAAAAATGCGTGAGCATTCCAAAAAGCAAAAACAAAAGGGCGGTCAATGTAACGCCGACCAAAAAGCCAGCACTTGCGTTGATAGGGTCAAAGCTCACGTTTTAAGTAGTTGGTCAATCTTTTGCTCTATTCGATCCAATCTGTCAATCAAGTTTTCGGTTTGTTGTTCCTGACGCGCAACCTTGATTTCAAGGCCGATCAAGCGGCGCGCTTGGTCGTCAATCGTGCTTTGTATTCTACGAAAGAAAAACCCACCAACCGCGATCGCTATCGCAAAGCCCGCTTGCATAATGCTCGCCAAATCCATTACCATTGCCTCCGATGTCCCAGCCTCCGAGCTAGGTTTGAAAATTCCGCAAACTCATCCGAACCAACAAGGGCGGATTGCTGCGCCAATGTAATGCGCCCTTGCCTTGCGTACTCCGCAAAGCCTTCATTGTTTGACCTGTTCATGTGCCGCTCTTTCAATCCGTATTTATCGGGGTCGTATTCATGCGAAAAATGTTGGCGCAAAAATGCCCTAAAATTATTTTCTGAGATCATAGCCACATTATCAACTTGATTCACCCAAGTCGGCAAAGACCAAAGTGCTTTTTGATTCTTTGCGACCTCTTCAAAAAAATCGCCAAGGTCGATTTTGGTTGGGTTCAAGTGCGGGCCAATCGGGCAAGGTTCTCCGCCCTCAATCTTTCGCAACGCCCAAAAATAAATTGAACAAATAACATCTTCAGGCGGGCGCAAAAACATAAACGACCAAAAGCCTTTACTCTTCAGGTGCGCCAAGGCTTTGCCGGTCACAGAAAGATGTTGTTGGTGAATGTAAGTTTTGAAGCCTTCGCAGGTGTTAGCAACGTGCAGCACTTCATCCTCGGTGAAGTCTCTGCCTAAACCCATGTAGAACGAGTTTCGGATTGCGTAGCCTTCGCGGCGCAACATCAGAGACAAATATTCATTGACCCAAGTGCCGCCCGCTTTTCCGTAATGGCAAAAAATTATTTTTTCACGCATTCAATAAAATCAATCAGATCGTCGCGCCCTTGATATTCAAGCCAATCAAAAACGCGCTTGCGGTGTTCTTGGTATTTGACGCGCAAACCGTTGTTTGCTTTTTCGTCGAGTGCGTCGGTCATGTGCGCGTGCCAGCTTCGCACGTTCAAATCAAAATCTGGGCAACGCCAAAACCCAACGTTGTGATCCGGAGAATAAAAGCTGACATCAAAGTGCTGCGCAAAAAGTGTCATGCCCTCCTGTTCAAAAAACCTAGACTTGCCCTCGTAGATTTCGCGCCAAATTTTTGGCGCGTCCGGTTGATCACTCCACACATAGCCCGCATTGAATATGCCAAAGTCGCGCGCGGGTTCTAGTTTCGGGCCGCCGTGATAATGCGGAGAAAGCATAACCTCGCCGCGCATCCCGCCGTTTAGGTTTGAGACGGCAACAATGTCGGCGTCAAGGAATAGACTCGCGCCCGCTTCGTCAATCGCCCATTGCCAAGCGTCCATTTTCGCGGCGATACAATCGACACGGTGAAAGCTGTTTTTGGCTGCGACCTTGCCAGCCAAGCGGTCGCTATGCGCGGCCAGTGTCTTTTCGTCTGCCTCAGTCTTAAACTCTACGCCGTCAAAATTGTGCGACTTGATCAACGCCTTTGCGTCCTCATCGCAGAAAACAAAAATCGGGTCGGCGTGGAATGTTCGCAGCGACGCGATCAAAATCGCGGCCTCTTGTGCGACCTCTTGAGTGGCGACAACAGAAAAAGATTTGATGCGCTTTGGCTTTTCAATCTTGCCCCTAATCCAAACAGGTTCGATTTCATAGCCTCGACTTGTGAAAGGCCGCGCTATCGTGCAAGCCGCGCCCAGCGCAACCGATTCGTCACCGCAATCAAAGCACGCGGCCAAATGCTCTTGCCCGCGATGAGATGCCCACTGTGAGGCGTTCAATATGTCAACCCCGTTACCAATGGCCGACGCAAACAAAAACGCTTGTGCGCCATTCTGGAGCGCGGGAAAGCGGGAATCTAAAGCATCAAAGCAACGGTCGCCAAGGTCGCCCAGAATAACAACAAACAGCTTGGGGTTTGGGTGTTTCATTGGGCCTTGGCTTCCAAGACTTCAATGCGTTTTGTTAAATCCTGAATGACGTCTAAAAGCAAAGGAACAACGTGGCCATACTCGACTGTTTTTATTCCATCACTTTTTTCGCGAACTAACTCAGGGCAAACCTTTTCCACCTCTTGAGCAACAAACCCAAAGTCATGCACGTTTCCCGTTCTCTTGATCTGCTTTTCATCAGACCAATCAAATTCAACCGCTCGCAATGCAGCGACTTTTTCCGCTGCCCCTTTCAACGGCTCGATATTTTTCTTGAGCCTTGCATCGCTTGTGCCGCCAGTATAATCAAAAGCAACTCTTGCCGTCTTTGATATGTAACTGCCGCTTGTGCTTGTATCTGTTAAAGTCGTTTCAATGTCAGTTCCTCCCGTGTACAAAAACACCTGCCCATCTTGAGCAGTGCTCATACTGTCCCCAGTATCGGCGACAACGTGCAGACCACTAGAGGCATTTATTGAAATGTTTGATAATTCACCGCCCGCTCTTATGACCTGATGCCAAGTAATCTCGTCATTCGTAGTGTCAGGATCAACTTTCCAAACTATTGCTTGCGTTCTATTAGTGACATTATAGGTATTCTTGGGCATATAGATTTTGCCCGCATTATTCGTTTGCTCATTTACTATTTGCCCGAACTGGTTGTCATCACTTTGAGGATCAACTGATGCGGGGCGTATCGTGATTGAGCCATGAACATCTAGCGCGTTGTTTATATTGTAGGCAGCTTGATCAGAGCCATTTATCTGGTGCTGCGAATGACCTATTGAAAGTGTTCTGTAACTTCCAATCGTTGATGCGCTATCATAAAACTCAGCAACAGGCTTATTTGATTCGCTGGTCGTAACTCCAAGACCTTCACAGTCTGCGTGCGAATCTGTCTTTCTGCCAAAGAAATAATCAACAGAATTTTTTAGATCAACAAAAGTCAGATACTTGTCTGCAAGATTTCCTGAGCCGCCTGTTGATTTTATATCGGTTGAAACTATCGGATCACCAGTTGCGTCTATTGTAACAATTTCATTCTGGTTTCCAGTTAAAGGGAAATCACTTCCTCCGCCTGAATTAGTAACAGAAACAACCCCGCTGCCGTCATCTGTCACCGTGCCGTTATCAAATTTTATTGTCGTGACATTGGAAACGCTAGGCGTGCCGTCTTGCTCTTTTACTGTTAGCGATCCGCCGCCGTAATCGGTGTTTGTAATAGTCACCGAATCGGCTGCGGCGTCTGTCGTCAAGCTGATGCCAGTGCCAGCGATCAGCGTCAGCGTGTCCTTGCTCTGGTCTGCCTCAACATCGCTTTGCCCTGCAACCGAAATGATCCCAAAATTTTGACCACTGCCGCCGTCAACAAAAGACAACACTCTGCTGCCGTCAGTTTGCAAAACTTGCCCGCTTGTGCCGTCCTCATGCGGCAACGTCCAAACAAGCCCATCGTCTGAATCGAGTGACCCGCTGCCAGCCAAGTCGCTCGCCGATGCGGTTTTAAATCCTACATGATACGGCGTCTCAGAATCCCACGCGAACAACTTGAGGATCACGCGCAAATTGTCGGCTGTGTCGGCTGGGTAGTTTTGCGGATGGAACTGGAAACCATTTGCGCCCCATTGAACCAATCGCGAAAGCTCGCGGAAAAGTATGTCGTGCCCTCGCAAGTCTAGGTTTGCGCCTAGCCTTGGCTCGCGGTCGTAACGCAAAGCAGTCTGAAGATCGAGCCGCCACTTGACCGCCTCGCCGTTTGAAAAGTCTGCAAGAAATTGATTCGTTGCTGGAGTGCCAACGTTGATTTCAAACGCTGACCTAAACACCATGTTTTCAATGAACCATTTAACGCGCCGCGCCTCGGTGTTGTCCAGCAAGGTCGGCGTCGTGCCCATAGCAAAAGTGCCGCCGAATTTGTAACCCTCGTTTGCGAGCGACGATAATCCTGAGAAATTTTGGACGGGCATTTTACTGAGCCTCCGCTTTGAAAACTTGTTTGCGCCAAATGTTTCCGCTGCCGTAACATCGCTCGATCATCGGGTCACGAATCACGATCTGAGTGCCCAGCCCAACCAAACTTGCGTATGTGCTTATGTCAGGAGTGGTCGTATTGTCAACGTATGTCACAAACTCGCCGCGATCGTTTACGCTTAACAGCTTTTGATCCCCAGATGCAAAAGGGAAATCCGTTTCTGGATCGGTTGACTTGATAAAGGTGTTTGTGATCTCGGTGACAGTTGCGCGCGGGTAGGGGTCGCGATAACTGGTGTTTGTTTCATAGCTGTCATAATATCCGAAAAAGGTGAACTGCTCCGCGCTATAATGTGAAAACGTGCTTGGCACTGTCCCAAAACGTCGCGTCCATTTCACAAGGCCGTTGCCGATTTGCTGCGGTTGGGTTTCTTCAATAAGGAACGCGCTCGTGAAAACACTGTCAGCAGTATCAAGCGCGAGGGACGTCCAGTAATCGCCATTTTGCACAAAATCACGCTCATATATTTTCGCGGTCGTGTCTCCGATCCCAGCGAACGGCGTTAGGATTCTGGGCACGCTGGAGACTTCAACAGCGGTCTGCCATCCTGTGTTTGGTGCGTCGTCGTTTCTTGGCATGGTTTCCCCTTACTGGTTCACAAATTTACCTTTCAAGCTGTTGTCAATCGAGCGCAAACTTTTCTGGATGTCTTTGATTGCAGTGCCATAAAAGGTGTTCATTTTTTTGAGCATATCGTTTGCGTCAATCTTGACAGTTGGGGTTTTCGCTGTCCCAACTGGTCGAGCGATAGGCTGGCCCGTTTGCGGCATTGGCAAAATGCTTGAAATGGTTGGCCGGCTTGCGATTTGCGTCGTCCTCGCCTTCAAGGCACTTTCAAATTTGCTAAACATATCCGAAAGCCTTTCATCAAACCGCTTGCCCTCGCCAATGCTTATTGTCCTTTTGGTTGCGGCGATTTGCTCCGGAGTCATCCCTGTTGCAGCGATTATTTCCGCGCGTGTTCTTACCTTTGACCCAATCTTTAAATCCTTCAACGGGCCAATCGTTTGACCCTCTAAAGCAATCTTTGCTTTTTTCAAGATGTCCTCGTTTACTTTTCTAAAATCTTCGACTGTTGCGGTTAGCCAAAAAGGTTTTTTCGTAAGCGCAAACAATGCCTTGCGGTTTTCTTCAAGTTTCTTTGCCTCCTCTTCCCTTTTCTTCGCAAGCATTTGATCAATAAAACTTGGCCCAGTTGGTTTAGGTTCTTTCTGCTTTTTTTGGTTTGCAGCTTGCTGCTCAATCTTCCGAAACTCTTCGCCCATTTTTCCGATGCCCTTCGCCCCCTCTCTTATTGAAGCAGCGGCATCCTTTCCAACCATAGGAATTTTTTCTACAATGTTTGCCAGTTTCATTAGCAGCTTTTCAAGCTCGCCAACAAATTTGAAAACGTCACCAGTGAATGCCGCTCGAATAGCTGGGCCAAAGGTTCCGAACGCATCCAATATTTTTTTCAAGACATCGAAAAACATTGTTGCTGGATTCAACAATCCTTTCATCCCCTCAGTAATTGAACCAATGGCTTGTGTTCCCTCGTCGCCCGTTTTTCCCAGCAGCTTGTTTAGTTCGGTGACTAGCAGCAAGGTGATCCTTATCACTTCGGTCGCTGAAATAAGTGCCTCCAAAACTTCAACGATAAGATTGCCAAGCCTATCGGTTCCCCCGCCAACGTTGACCAAATCTTGCAGCAATCCGCCAAGTGCCTCGGCAAGCCTCCCCAGAGTGGGCGCAATCGTCTTGCCCAAATTTGTCATCGCCATCGTTACAGACGACCAATCAAGATCGGCAAATGCGTCGGCCAATCTTTGCAACGCTGGCCCCATCGCAACCAATAAACGCGAGAACGCCGCGCCCGCATTTGTCAGGCCAACGCTTACGGTCGCCTTTAGTGCTTCAAATGTGCGCTTCAAAGATTCGTTCATTTTGTTATATGCGACTTCGTTTGCCCCTGCTTTGTTTGCCATCGCGTCCATTGACTCGGCCATGATAAATCCGCCGCGCGCAGTAACGCCAAGGATTCCTTGCAACGCTTCAACACTGCCAACCATCTTGCGCAGTTTCTCGTTATCGCCAGCCGCCGCTTTTTCCATCATCTGCATGGCAACCGCTAGGCCATTCGGGCCAGCGAGTGCTTGCTTCATTTTCTCAGTATCAACGCCAAGCTGTTGCAGATACTCCGACTGTCTTGTTGTCGGTGATCCCAAGGCTTGCATGGCCGAGCGGATTTGAGTCATGGCTTGAGCGGTCGGCACGCCTTGTTTTGTAAGCGTAGCAACAGCCGCCATGACTTGATCAAAATCAACGCCCATCGCTTTTGCGACAGGCAACACGGTTGACATTGTTGTGCTGAGTTGTTCAAAGTTTGTTTTGCCAAGTTTGACCGCAGTAAACATTGCATCCGCTGCATCCTTCGCGCTCAAGTTTTCTTGCCCGTAGGTATTCATTGCGGTAGACAATCCATCAACCGCAGTTTCAACAGTGGACACGCCGCCGATTGCCGCCTTGCTGGCGACTTCCATAAAGTCAAAAACGTTTTCCTTCGGTACGCCCGCAGATATAGCTTGGTAAAGCGCGGGCACAACTTCATTCGGTAAAATGCCAAACTCTCGCGCGAGGTTCTTTGCGTCCTCAGTCATTTTTTGCTCTGCCGCTCGGCTTTGATCGGGGAGCAATGTAAACACCTCGTTCATCTTTTCCTCAAACTCTACAAATTCACCGATCGAGCTTTTGATAAATGAGGCAATCGCCGCCGCCGCCGCTGCCGCCGCTGCCGCCGCTGCCGCGCCCAAAACCGCAACGCCAGCCGCCAAAGATTTTCCTATTTCCGCGCCGCCTTTTTTTGCTGTGTTTTCAGCGTCGGAAACGCCTTTCTTCATTTCTGAAGAATCAAGGCCCAGAAATGCGGTTAGTGAAATTTTACTCGCCATTTTGTTTGCTCCTTATTTTTGCCATGCTCTTGAGGTAGTCGGCTTTGACACGATCTTGGTGTTTGCTAAATGTCGCAACGCTGTTGCCGCTTTTTCGTGACACGATTGCGCGGGCATAGGTAAACGCCCTTTTGATTGGCAGCCTCAAAATCTCTTGCTCGCTCCATCCGTATTCAGAGGCAATCAAGTCAATCGTTGAGCAAACCCAGCTTTCACTTGCTCCGCTTTGGTTTTCTTTTTTTGAGTCAGCCCCGCCAAGATCGAATTGATCCTGAACGTATCCGGACAACTGCTCGCCAAATTTTTTTGCGTCTGGCGGTGAGAATGATTTGATGAAATCGCGCGCCGCTTTCTGGTCGCCGTGCTTGTATTCAGTTGACAGAATATAACAAAAAGACGCAACGCATTCAGGCGTCACGCCTCGGCCCGTAAGCATAGGGTGATCAATTCCGTCGAGCAGCAAAAAACGCTCGATGGTCAAAGGCTCAAGCCAGACGCCGCCGACGTTTTCGGGAACCGAAAGAAAAACCCCTTGCTGCTCTTTTCGATCACGATCCCGCGCGGCGTCGAGCTTGGGCCGATACTCGGCCCAAAGCTCTTGCGCGGTCATTCAAAAACCCTAGTTAATTTTTTCGTATCCGGAGATACTGCACTTTGCGTAATCGCCTTGGGTCTGGGCGTCGCCGACTTCGGTGAGGACGTAGGTCGCTTGATTTCTGCCAGATGCTAGAACCATCTCTTGCCCAATTGAAGGATTGGCAGTTGATGCGGTTGCATATTGCAAGGTTGCGGTGAACTCGACACGCTGTGGCACGGTCGTTGATCCGAGCGGTTCACCATTGCTGTCGTTGATGTCTACGCGGTTGCCCGCATAGGTCACGTTGAAATCTTCCGCAACATAGTCAACGCTGTTGATCGTCACGGGGGAAACCTCAATGCCAAATGATTGGGTTCCGTCGCTTGTAACTGCCATTTTTGTATTCCTCCAAGTTTGGTTTTATGGGTCGGCCTTTTCGGCGCATATCTCACACTTTGCCAGCTTGTCCCATTAGGCGGGCCAAGCATCTGATCGGATTCCTATAACCATGTTATAGGTCAACTCTGAAACGTTAAAAGTGCCGTCAGTTTCGTAGACCGTTGACTCTGGCTTGATGTAGTTGACCGTGAAATATTCCAAGGCCGGCCCATAGGTGAAAGACTGAACCCGAAAGATATTGCCGCCGCTATGATTTAGCGCAAAGTCACTTGTGACAAGCAACTGCGTGTTGCTGTTTATCGTCTGCACAACCTTGGTTTCAGTGCCCGCGCTTGACACGATGGTGATTGTATCGCCAACCGCAAGCTCGTCGCTGAACTCGGTGCCACTTCCGTTTAGCACGTTTGACAACGCGGGGTTGCCGTTAACCGTTCCCGACAACTGCGGCGAACCTTCCGACCCTGTTGTGCTGAATATATCACTTGAAACTGCGAGGCATTGGCGCACCGTGCCGCGCGCCTTGTGGTGATCGTCCTCTTGATCTTGTGCGTTGTCTGTCACTACGCGGGCGAAAAACTGCGCGTTGAAATTTCTATAATCAAGGGTGGATGGCGACGCCCCTCCTCCGCGCTGCGGGATCGGTTCCATTGCGTCGCCAAGCTCAAACCTTACCTCGATGCGCGGCGTCAAAAGCGTGTCGTCGTTAATTGTTCGCACAATGGAGTATTGAGCAAGGTCGTCGGAAAAAATCGTTGTCATATACGCAACAGCCGATTTTTCAAACGGCGTTTCTATGTCGTACACTTCCCAAAGTTTTGTTGCCGCCATTAGTTTGAATGCCTCCGAACGCAGTCAATTTTTAAGCTGCTGCGGCTAGGGTCTTTGTCGGTCATTGCAATCTTTAGGTCGCGCGTGCCGTCGTTTACAATCCAACCCTTTTCTGGCACGGGCGACAGGCTCACGAGGTTAAGATAAAAGGCCGAATCAATTTGAACGTCGCGCCCGTTTGTCTCCAAGATAAAGCCTTGAGTGATTGACGTTCGCGTTGCGCTGAATGTCGTGCCCGTGTACCCAGACGGCAGCACAACCGTCAGCGTCACGCCAAAATCTTCAAGGGCGTGATTCATGTCAGCCGATAGTTGCGCTTGCGTTATGCTTGCCATTTCTTAAATCCTAAAAAGGGGCGGGCGCATTTGCACCCGCCCCGTTGTTTCTCCACCCCTAGCGGATGCTTTAGGCTCCTGTGATCTTCTCGCCAGCGAACTCGTTGACGATCAACTCGTCAAGGTTCGAGCGAACGCGCACAACGTTGGCGGGGGGTTGTTCGGAGCGATAGGTTTCGCTCGTGAACGCGCCGTTTCCGCGCGCGTTGTAGAACAGCGTGCGACCGATGCCACCGTTGGACAGCGGGCCGTTGGCGATGCTGGCAACATAAAAGGAGGTTGTCGGCCAGATTTTTGTGCGACTTCCTGCTTGGCCTTTCTTGGCCGAGTTATAGCGCGAATTGCAAAGCACAACACCGTCAACGCCTAACACGCGGGCAACTTGGTCTTGGCTGAAAGCCAATGCGCCGCTGCCGTTGATTAGGTTGCGCATGTCGTCGGTCTGGGTCATCTCTTGGTACAGAGAGGCTTCCATGATCAACTGGATGTTGTTGAATATGCCGTTGCCGTTCAGGCGTTGCACGGCGGCATTGATGTCAGCGATCGGAGTCGCGGCCCCAGCGTTGGACATCACCGCAGTGGCGGCGGTGCTGTTGAAGCTCGCGCCGCTCAAAGCGTTGGCAACGCGAATCTCGTGGCCCACCATGATGTTGTCGGCAAGCTGGTTGCTGGTCACGGTCACGATGTCAAGCAGCGCGTCGGTCTCAGCCTCAGCAACGTCGAGATCGTCGAGCATATTTTCAACGCCGTACTCTACGCACTCAAAGGTTGCGCTCTCGTACTCGCTGGATGTTTGGGCAAAGCTGGCCCCAGCGGAACGCGGCTTGCTGATGTCGTTGTCAAACTGCGACGCTTTGATTTTGACGTAAGTGCCTTTTTTGGAGGCAACGCCTTGCAGCGGCAGGATTTGCGCGCCAACAAATTGCTGACGATCTACTTCGTTTATTGCTTCGCCAACAACAGGTTGGAAGCTGGCGGCGGATGATGCGAAAAAGCTCATTAGTTTTTTCCTTGGTTAAATGATTAGATAAAGTGCGCGTGAACCAACACCTCGATCACGTCGCCGTCAGCAGCAGATGCGCCGAGTGCGTAACCGATTTTTGTGTTGCTTGAGTCAGTGCCGACCTTTCCGCTGCCGTCAGTATAAATAGTATCACCGACAGCGATTGTATCGCCGCCAGCTAACACCTCGGAAGTGCCGCCAGTATTCAGCAAGCGCACCGCGCCGTAGCCGCTCGCGTCGATTGGCTCCAGTGTCACGCCGATCACCTTGTCAGTTGCATTGTCTCCCGCCACGCTGATCTTGCCGTTGCTATCCACGGCAACAAGAGCATGGGCGGCGATTGCGGCAGCGGTCGCTTGAAACGTCCGAGCCCCGTCGTTGTATGTAGTGTCACCCATTGTTTTGTTTTAGTTTGCGCTGAATAACTCAGGCTTGGTTTTGTAGACTGCAAGCACGGCGGTCATGCGTGAATCGCGCGGATTGGCTCGCAAATGTTCTTCGATCGACTCGGCTTTGAGTTGGTCGTTTGTTTTCTCAGGCTCAACTTCGGCAGCCAGATCGTCAGCAATTTCATCTTCGCCGCCAAACACTGCTTTCAGCGTGGCAACTTGGTTTTCAAGCTCGGCAATTCTGCATTGCTGCTCGGAAATCATAGAATCGCGCTCGTTGAGTTGCGCGGCGTGCTCAGAAAGCTCGACCTCTTCAATGGCTTCGGTCTGCTCCTCTTCGATTTCCTCAAGCTCGACTTGCTCGGTTTCTAAAGTCTCGGCCTCTTCCAGCTTTTTCTTTCGCTTCGGCTTTTCTTCAGCGGCTTCGGCTTTTGGTTCTTCGCTGGCGGCAGCCTCTTCGGCTTGGCGTCGCTCAAGCTCCGCGCTGGCCGATTCGCTCGCAGCGACCTCAATTTGTTGTTCAATATCTTCGGGCATAATAAAAGCCTCTTCATCGTTTGCGGGTTTGTCCCAATTCTCCGCGAACAAGGCCGACGTTGCGGCTGGCGTGTCAACGAAATCCGCCGACTGTATCTTTGACGGCGTGATTGTTGGCAGGTCAAAAAGTGAATCCTCTGGCTTTTCGTTCAGGCTGGCAAAAGGCACTTCGCCGCCGTCCGTCTCCCATGCAAGAGTACCCTCAAAAACAATACTAATGCCGAACGTCTTGGGCATTTTTTCGGCCAAGTCAAAAAGCCGCTCGTACTTGTCAGGCTCGGCCTTGCGCCACGATTGCAGCGTTTCAAATCGTTCGGCTCGTATCTTGTCGCCGTCCTTATAGAATCCATCAAACGCTCCGATCTCGTTCAAAAGTCGATCTTGAAACGCGCCGTTGTGCGTAATGTAGGCGGGCAAAATATTATCGGCCAAAAGGTCAACCGCTGCGTCAAGCGTGCGCTCGGATACCATCATGCGATGGCCGCGCGCTTCGCCCGCCTCGATAATTACAACGTCACGCAAAACGCCGTTTTCGCGGTCTACGTTTCCAACGTTGACTTGGAAGGTGAATCGTTTTTGGTTTTCTTCGCTCATTTTTTTCTCTCCATCTTTGCCGCTCATCGGGTGAGATTCAGGCAGCAAGTCAGTGTCATGTTTGCCGCTCCTGTATTTCAAATTACGCAGCGCGTACAGGAACGAATTGACGCGCGCGCTTGCCCATTGTTCTGCCGATTTGACCGTTGGCCTAACAGATGACGGGTTTGTTTTATATGCGCCGATCCCGCGATTGTAGACGACTTTTAGCTTGGCAAGAGTTGTCTGCTTTCGCTTGTCGGCCCCAACCTCTTCGCGGTGTTTCTCCAGCTTATTTTGCAAACCTTTTTCGACCGCATCTGAAACAACGCTTGAATCCGGTTCGGCCAGTTTCTTGTTTTCCTTTTCAACTATCCGCTCGGCCCAAGATTGCCCAGCGTCGCCACCCCATAACGCCCAAGCGATTCGTCCCGCGCTTGGGTAGCCTTTTTCTCCGCGATCAAATCCCTCGGCTTGTTTGTCAACCTCGTGCCGCGCAAAAAAACTTTTCATGCGCTTGACGGTTTCAAGGCTCAACCCGTCCTTGCGCGCGATCTGGTTTGCCCGTGTCACTCCGACGCGAGTGCCGCCCCGCTTGAACTCTTTGCGCCAAGCAAGGCCGCGCTCGGCCTCTTCAGCCATTGCGTCGGTTGGGTAATAAGGAGGCACTTATTTCTTGCCCTTGGGCGGATCAACCTTGACAGGCTTGCGCTCGGCTTTTTCTTTCGCCGAATCTGGCGCAAGGTTTTTCTTTCGCAACTCGTTTTGTTCACAGGTCGTCAACTGCGCCCAGAGTTTTGCGTCTTTGGTTTCAATATACTTTTCAAGTTTAGGTCGTGGCATTTTATTCGTCTCCGGATTCCATCAACTCGGTCAAGTTGACTTGTGCGGTTGTATTGAATTGGTTGAACAGGTCGCGCCAATCATCAAGGCCAAACTCTTCAGCGATCTGTTGAGCTTGCCGAATGTTTTGCGCTTTGCGACGCATTGACGCCTCGGCGGTATAACCGAATTGGCTCGCCACATCGTCAAGTGATTGCGCGCCCATTTGAACATAAGCGGCGTCGGCTTTGACCTGTGCGGCCTTGTTGACCCACCGAAAGGCTGGGGTCTGCCAGCGGCAAGAAAACAAGTTGATATTTTGAGGCGGAGTCAACATTCCGTTGGCAACCCATTGTCCCAGCTTCCAGCGATAAATCCGATTGAGGAAAGCGGCAACCTGTCTTTGGTTGTCCTCGATGGCACTTTGATATTGCAGAATCAAACCTTGCGACGCACTGAAAGATGACTCGCCGATTGTTGACATAATCATTTCAACCGGAATGCCAACCGCTGCGCCGACTTTGCGCAAGTGATACATCACGAATTCAATGCCGTCCACGTTCGGGCGACCGTTTGCGCTGATTGTTTCGACTGATTCATTCGGCTCAAGGTAATGAAATTTTCCCGTCTCAAATCTTTCTAGGCGGCCAACTTCATCTTGATCGTTCGCGTCGAGTCGGTTTGAAAGCTCAAACTGCACCGAATCCTGTCGCTTGATAACGGCAGCCAGCGACGCGCTAACCTTGGCCGAAATCATTTCAATGCCTTCATATTCGCGAACGTCTTGCAAGCTGTTCACGCACGGCGCAAGCTCTGGAACGCCGCGCCATTGTTGCGGCCTCATTCGCTTGTAAAACAAAAGAAAATTACGCGCGGGAACGTCTCTGAAATTCTTCAGCGTTCCGTTTATCCGGTCGCCGATCTGGTAGGTGCGCGGCTTGCCCGCTGGGCCGACGATCACGCCGTTTTTGTTTGGATTGCTTTCCGACGCCGAAAGCGTAGGCGACCCGATGCGGTCGCCCTCGATTAGCTGCACGCGCCCGCCGCGAGTCAGCAGCACGCCAATGTCACCAAAGAAAAGCGGCGCGTCTGCAATCTCTTGTTGCATTTGGGTCATATCCATCGTGCAAGTCACTTCAGGCATGGCCGACCATTGCGCCCACATCTCGCTGATTTGATCGTCAAGAGAATCGTCGCCCGTAGACGGTTGCGGAATTATCCCGCCGCCCACAACGTCGGTGCGGCGCAACCGCGAGATTGCCTTGGCGACAGGATCATTGCGCTTCAGGTTAAGCAGAGTCGATACCAAGCGGTCGCGGTCGTATCCCTGCAACTCGACCTCTTCACCGCGCAACGGGTCAACGCCGCGCGTGCGGCGATAACGTGTGTTTGCGATTGCCTCGTAGCCGAACAGCACACGGGCCGCCGTCTTTGCTCTGTCGATAATGCTCATGACCAATATCTTAAATCAGCGCGGTTCGACCCTTTGGCCTTTTCGGTCGGATCAAGCAAGCAGATCAAGCGCGTCAAGTGACCAATCTCTTTCCAGATCGACGCGCGATCCTCGTAAATAAAATTGCGATCCCCAAGCAAATATTGCTTGGTTGGGTTGTCGCTCAATGTCGTGTACGCCGTCACGAGGTTATCGCGCAACGTTTTCATCTGTGTCAATGTCAGGTTGGCCGCCACTGTATTCTTGGCGAGTTTGTCCCATTAGTGCACAAATCTAGTAATTCATGCTTGGCGAGGTTTTGACATAATTTTCAACATCATAATCAGCAGGAAGAATTCCTGCTTTGATTTTAACATTTAAAACATCTCGAACATATTGAACATAATCAATTTCAGGCCCAATCTTGTATCGTTTTTCATCTATTTCTTTTCCAGATTTAAAAACTATTTTGCCAATGCAGGCTGTCATCCTAAAACGTCTGCGAGTTTTTTTGCATTGAACTAAACCCTCTTCAGCGTATGAATAAGATGCCCATGCTCCCCATCCGTTATCCAAATAGTGTTTAGCATTAGGCAATTTTTTGATTTCTGAAATTTGCTCATCAAATATGTGAACGTAATAATTTTTGCAAAGCTCGCTGTAGTTCATTGGTTGTTTGGGTTTGGTTGGTTTAGGATTTTAGAGATGCGGCCTGTCTCTCGTGCTTCACTGCGCACGCCAGCAAGGCGTTTCTGAAGTCTGCACTTTTTCCGTCCTTTATTGCGGCCTCATGCCTTAACATGTTAGCAAGATTGATAAGTTGCTTTGCGGTAAAGTTTTTTGTTTTTTTCGTGTCGTTCATTGTTCGGACACGATACAGGCAAACCGCTTGCGTGTCCAGAGAAAATTTAACTTTTTTTGAGCCTGAAAAAACAGGGTTATTTTGCGGTGTGCTTGAGGTGAGAGAATGCTTTTTTAATGCTGGTGATGTAGCCTTTTCGGATCAAAACATTTACCGCACTTGATTGACCTTTGACCGATTTGCGGAAAGCATCGAGGCCGCGCGTGTGTGGATTTATTGAATTGAAAACTGCGTTTGTGAACTCGATACCAACGCGCCCGCTGCGGTTGATCTCTTTTGATTTGATTGCGTTTTTGTATCTTCCGGTGACAGCGCGCAGTGCAATGCCAAGCTGGCCTTTATCTTTGAACGATGACACTGGCAGCTTGTGAGTTTTGGCGATTGAATACCAAGCCGCCTTACCTGAGCCTAACCTTTTGAGCGCGCGGTTCTTTGCTTTAGTCAATCCCTTTTCGACGACGGGAATGATTTTGCCGTAAAACGATTTTCTGAAATACATTGTGCCCGTCGCCCAAGCCGAGAACGTGTAAACCTTTCCATTATATTTTATGCTTTTGACCGCTGACTCGTAAACAGGTTTGACCCTGCCTTTATTTTTTCCGCGCGTTGCTGGCTTTGGCCAAGTGTATTTTTTCTTGATGTGCGCGCGACCTGTTCCAAGTGATTTGGAAAACTTCCCGCGCTTGGTTGTCACGCCAGTGTTGTTTGCGGCTTGGCCTAAAATTCTGCCAGCAACCAAGCGCGTTAAATCAAGCATCTGCTTGTCATTAACTTTCGGCGAAAGTTGTTTCTTCAGTTTTTCCATTGCCTTGTAAAAGGGTTTGAAGTTGACCCCCTTATCAAGTTGTATTGCCTGAAGTCTTACAGCAGCCATATTACCAAATACTTTCCTCGTCTTGAGACTGCCGACGCGGTGCGCGGCGGCGTGTCTTTTCAACCTTGTCGGCCTCGTCCCGTTGTTTAGCCTTGGCTCCGGTCAATCCGTAGATATGCGCCAACGCCAGACAATAGGTTTCGCAATCCCAAAAGTGATCCTGTTTGTGCCCTGCAACTTTCCACTCGCGCACAATCTGGCCGCGTTTGTTTGTGCTTTCGACCAAATTGGTTGAAAGGATTTGGCGGATATATTCCGAATCCAAACCCTTGTAGACGTGCCAATTCATTGCCGCGCCAGATCGTTTTCGCAACATCTCTTGTTGCCAGACGTCTTTGTTTATGTGACACAAAACGACCGTCGCCTTGCCGTTTCTCTGGTCATGGGCGAACGGGTCAAGGTTGTTAATCCTGTAACTGGTTTGCATTTTGTCCTGACCCTTTGCGCCAAACCAAAATGGGCGAAAGTTAAAGATAGCTTCATAAATTTCTTGTGTGCGATAACCCGTGTCGATGATGCCTTTTGCGCACTCGTATTTTTGACCGATGGCGTGCAAATCTTCAAAGGTATATGCAAGCCCGTTGTCGATCAAATGGCTGCGCCCGTCCCGATCAAACCCGCGCACGATCCAAACAAAATGATCGCGCTGCACGTCGGCAGCAATCAGCCTGTATTCGCCAGCGATTTCGCCCCGCTCAAATTCGCCTTCCAAATCCTTGAACGCTTTGGCGTCAACTGGCCCCTCTACGTCTGGCCGCCAAGGCTCGGCAAGCCAGCCATTAGTGAAAGCCTTTTCGCCCTCGATGGTTTTGGATGCCTTGAGGTATTCAACAGCGATCCGGCCAAACGTCAGCACGGGCGAATAAAAGCTGTTCAGGTGATAAGACCGCACGCCCCGCTCGGCGTTGCTGTTGCCCGCGATCCACTTGCCCGCGCGCAGTGCTTTCATCTTATGGATGTCGCTGATGGGTTCCCCGCACTGCTCGCAGACGTATCGCGCCGACCGCTCGACCTCGCGCATATTCCACTCGCCGCCCTCGCCTTTTGCCTCCTCGCTCCATTGCAGATTGCGCTTTCCCTCATCATTCAGCCAGCGGAAAACAAAACGCTCCCCGCAATGCGGGCAAGGGATATGAAAGCGGCGGCGGTCGCCTTCCATGAACTCTTGCCAGATGCCGCCCGTTTCGCTTATTGGGGTCGAGCTTTGAAGGATCGTAAAATCCTGTTTTCCCTTTGTCCTGTCTAGGCACTCACGGCGCGTGCCTTCGGGGATTACGTCGATCTCATCCAGCACCAAAACGCTCACTGGATAACTGCGCACGTTCGCCGATGATCCCGCGCCAACAAGGTTCATTGTGCAGCGTGAAAACTCTTGCTTGGTTAGCGTAAACTTGTCCGAATCAATCCCGCCCTCGCCATTCAAAGGTAAGTGTTTTGCGATCACGCTCGACTCTCGGCAGAATGGCAACCAGCGGTCAGCCGCAAACGTCTTGCACAATTTTTCGTTGGGGAAAACCCACAAAATCGGCTTCGGCTTTTGGTCAATTACAAAGCCGAGCATTACATAAAAGCTGGTTGTCTTTGCCGTCTGCGACCCCCAGCAAAGCGACACGCGGTTGATCCTTGGGTTGCGGATTGCCTCGATTATCTCGCGCACATAAGGATGATTTTTTGTCGTGTACGGGCCAGCCTGTTCGGTGACTCGCTCGGAAAGCTCAACCGATTTTGTCGCCCATTCCTCGACCGATAACGGCGCGCGATACGCAAACGCCTGACGTGCGAATTGGTCAAGCGTCTTGCTCATCTTCCCCCTCCTGTATCATGCGGTAAACCTTGTCCAGTTCCTCGCGAATCGCCTCCTCGGCGTGCGCTGGTTCGGTTGGATTGGCCGCCAGTGCCGCCGCTCTCGGCAAGGCGTCAAGCAACTGGCGCAAGGGTTGCAACGTGCGGTTGATTGCCTCGCGTGCTTCAGACATTGGCACAAGCCCGTCACGCTCCCTCTGCAACTGCAATTCCTTGAGCCGCCTCACCGCCTCCTCTTTGCCAGCTTGGGCCGTGAGCAGTCGCCGCTTGAGGGTCTGCAAGTCTTGGGTCAGGTGCTCGTCGCTCTTGCCGTCGCGCGTAGTCAGGGCGCGCTCTTCAAGGTAGGCTTGCCACGCAAGCAAGTCGTTTTCCTTCGGGCCGCCTTCATGCTTGCGCAGATGGTAAAGCGTCTTGCGGGCGATGCCCAAAGCCTTCGCCAAATTGATTGCGGTCAGTTTTTCAGGCTGTGACGCATCTGGTTTCAGATCGGTTGCGTTGCTGCTCATGGTTTACGTTTTGGGGTTGGGGGGTGGCTGGCGCGGGCCGCGATGTCACTTTTGGCTTTTTGATTTATGCTCAAAAAAGGCTCGAGCGTCGGCGGCCG